TCTGATGTTGGTTGGACTAAGGCTACTCTATCCAAGAGTAGCCATATAGTCTGGTCATTTGAATCAGCACCAACACTACAAGATATTGATGAAGAAGTCCAAGCCTTTGAAGAATTATGGGGTTGCTCTCCTACGCTTATCATAGTAGATAACTTAATGGATGTAGCCACAGATGGTGGCGAAGAGTTCGCTTCAATGAGAGCGATTATGAAGGAGTTAAAGTATCTTGCTCGTGCTACTAATTCGGCTGTTGTCGTTCTTCATCACACTAGTGAGGCTGTTCTTGGGTCACCGTGTCAGCCACGCTCTGCTATCCAGGGTAAAGTGGCTCAACTTCCAGCGCTTATATGTACACTTGGTGTTGTCGGAAGTTCAATGGGTGTGGCTCCTGTCAAGAATAGATATGGAAGAGCCGACGCAGGAGGTGGACTAATGACTTGGATTGCATTTAACCCTGAGTATATGTTCGTTGATGACATCCCGGAGAACCATTGATATGCCAACCAAAGATATAGGTAGAAGATCTATAACAATTGGACTTAATACTATACATTGTTTTGGGATTGGATTTGAAAGATACCCGATTGTAGAATGGACTGAAGATGCATTCGCTCCAGTATCTGCTTGGGTTATGAGATTTGATTTCTTATTTTTCTTTATTAACTTTACTAAGTATCCGAAGGTGGACTGGCGTGAGTAGTTATGGTAAACGTAAAGGTGCTACCTTTGAAACCAGTGTAGTCAAATGGCTAAGGTCAAGAGACATACTAGCGGAAAGATTAACTAAGGCTGGCGCCAAAGATGAGGGTGATGTAGTTGCATTCCTAGAAGGAGCGGCTAACATACTAGAATTAAAAGCAACAAAGAAGTTAGATCTACCGCAGTTCTGGAGAGAAGCAGAAGTTGAAGCAGAAAATTATGCTAAGGCTAGAGGATTAAAAGAAGTACCATATAAGTTTGTAATAGTTAAACGTAGGCAAGCAGGAATAGACAAGGCTTGGGTGGTGGAAGATTTTGAACAATGGGCTAAGAGGGCGGGGAAATGACTTACCAGACATACGACAGATACTCATCCATTACGGAGCAAGTGTACGACAAGGACACGGGCAGGCTAATATCAAGTGCCCTTTCCATTCGGACACTCACCAGTCAGGAAGCGCTGATCTCGACGATAACTTATTCATCTGCTTCGCCTGCGGAGTCCAAGGTAACAGTTTACAAATTATTGCACAGCAAGAAGGGGTAGATATACGTGAGGCAAAGCATATCGCAGAAAGAATTGTTGGGTCAGGCGACTCAGAAGTACGCAGCAAACATTTATCAGGCAGAAGATTACCTCAGAAGCAGAGGTATATCAATGGAAGCAGCACGGCTGGCTCGATTCGGCGTAGTCGTGGAGCCTGAGATTGGACACGAAGCATTTGCTGGTAGGTTATCTATCCCTTACATCACTAAGACTGGTGTAGTTGATTTAAGATTTCGTTCTTTGAATCCAGCAGTTGAGCCTAAGTATATGGGTATGACTGGTGTAGAAACTAGAATGTATAATGTTCTAGATATAGAAAGAGCAGGGGATTTTATAGGAGTATGTGAAGGCGAGTTAGATACGATTACATTATCTAGTTGTGTTGGTATACCTTGTATCGGTGTACCTGGTGCTAATAGTTGGAAGAAACATTACACTAGATTACTCGCTGACTTTGAGAGAGTCTTTGTATTTGCAGATGGAGATCAACCAGGAAAAGAATTTGCAACAAGTCTGGCTAGGGAACTGCCAGTTACGGTAGTGCAGATGGCAGATGGAGAAGATGTGAACAGTTCATATGTAAAGTTTGGTGCTGATTATATTAGGGATAAGGCGGGACTAGATGGATAAAAGTATACCACCGTGCCCTGAATGCGGAGAGCATTTTGAGAATGTGTTTGAAGCAACAGATCATTTACTGGAAGATGACGAAGAGTTTGATCCAGCATTAGTTCTACCTAATGGGACTAGGTTAATGATAGGTTCTTTGCTTAGGTGTCTGTATAAATATGCAGATAAACCAGATCAAATAAAGACTATAACCCAGTCTACATATATGACATTGTTTACGGCAGAGACACAGCCCGAAGCAATTAAAGATATAGTAGAAGAGATGATTATTGAATCACAGATGATGGAAATAGACAATGAACTCAAGCAGTTACTTGAAGAGGGGAAGTGAAGAATGGCAGATTATAACCCACTTGGAAGAGCAAGGTTTCCATATAAGTCAGATACAGAAAGTGGATGGGAAACTCGTACTCACCCTGACAGTAACTCTTTTGAGTCAGCAGTAGCACAAACATTCCAGGAATTAATAGACTTGTTGTTATCTAAACATAAAGATTACGGACCAAAGAACATTGCCGAAGCACCTGGTGGTGCAATCAATGGCTTGCGTGTACGTATGCACGATAAGTTAGCACGTATAAATAACTTGGTTGATAATAATAAAGATCCAGAGCACGAATCTCTTGAAGACTCCTTCAAAGATATGGCGAACTATGCAGTCATAGGGCTGTTAGTTCTTAGAGAAAAGTGGAGCAAATGAAAATTATAGTCTGCGTGTCTGATTTGCAGGTACCGTACCACGATAGAAAGGCAGTATCCGTACTGTCTAAGTTTATAAAACAATATAAACCTGACGAGGTAGTATCTGTTGGGGACGAAATGGATATGCAGACTATATCCAAATGGAGTAGGGGAACTGATCTCGAGCACGAGAAGTCTATTGCTAGAGATAGAGATGAAACCTATCGAGTCCTTGAATCATTAAAGATTAAGCATATGATTCGCAGTAATCATACAGATAGATTATTTAATACAATTAAAACAAGAGCACCGGGATTGGCTGGCTTGCCTGAGTTAGAGTTAAAGAACTTCCTTAAGTTAGATAACTTGGGTATTAAATACCACGAGAAACCATATGAACTAGCACCTAATTGGTTGCTATTACACGGTGACGAAGGCAACGTACAACCTACTGCTGGTGCTACTGCACTTGGATTAGCCAAGCGTGCTGGTATGTCAGTAGTCTGTGGACACACGCACCGAATGGGCTTAACACATTACACTCAGTCATACTTTGGTGGACATCCTAAAACTATTTGGGGATTAGAAGTCGGTTGCTTAATGGACTTTAAGTTTGCTAGATATATCAAGGGTGGATTGTTTACGTGGCACAAAGGTTTCGGTGTCTTATACGTGGATGGAAATAAAGTTATACCCCATCTTGTTCCAGTTAATATGGACGGTTCGTTTGTATTTGATGGGAAGGTGTGGAAGTAATTGGATTGGGATAGTATTGAGAAGTGGGACTACATTGTAACAGCGGTTGCCTCAGAGTACCATAAGAAATTTTCTATGGTTGAGTTGGAGGACATAAGACAATCGCTGTATCAATGGTTCGCAGAGCACCCAAATAAACTTAAAGATTGGGAGGCTATCGGTGAGAAGGATGCTAAGAATTTAATCTATCGTTCACTTCGAAATCAAGCATTGGATTATTGTCAACGTTGGAAAGCCAAGTCTGTTGGCTATGATCTTGGCGATCTACATTACTATGAATCAGAAATGGTAGAAGCATTACTACCACCTGTGTTGCGTGGTGAATATGGTGTTACACATAAGTTAAATCTTGGTAGACCAGGAAGACCGTCTGCTCCCGCCGAAGGTGGCAACCTAACTATTATGATGTTAGAGGTTGACTCAGGTTATTGGAAGTTAAGTAAGGAAGATAGAAGAATTATATTCTTACGCTTCGCAGAGAACTTAGACTTCGGCGAGATAGCAAACTACTTGGAACTTGGTACTGATAGTGCTGCACGAATGAGGCTTAAACGTGCCATTCGTAGGCTCATCAATAAGATAGGTGGATACAAACCATTTAATGATGTTGACACCACAAGTTCCGAAGATCAAGATGTTGAAGAGTAGTATCCATCATCAGGGTCGAAATCAATTTCGCCATCTGACCATAGACTATCTTCGCTATCATTCATAGCAAAGTTTTCTATCTCTTCATCATCATAGAACTCAGCAAATAATTTCTTGCCCTTGGAAACAGGCAAAAAACCTACGGTTTTAACTACTTTTTCGGTGTCCTCGAACTCAGTAGTCTTGGGCAAGTTATCTTTATCTTCCCACTTTATACTGAAGGTATCGAGATTAAACTCCCATATACCCTCAGGTGTTGAGCAGATATAGACAGGTATCCTGCCAGTTACATTTGCTTGATCTATAATCTTATCGTACTTATATTTTTCTATAAGTAGTTCGTCGTAGTGTGTATGCCTACACTTCAACTCAATATATAAATCATCACGCTCTGACACGCAATCGTAATTAGAATACTCATCGCTAACCATAACTAGGTCAGGATAGTATTCATCTTTAAGCATACTAAAGAGTTGTTCTTCGTTCATTATCCTCCAGTTGAATAGAACCCTGTCCCCTTAAAGTGAACTGGGTTGGCTTGGTATTCTCTTGTCATTTCTCTGTTGCATTGCGGACACTCAACTAGATCATCACGTTCATCAACGCTACGATTTAATTCTGATAGTGTCTTATCGTCTAGACATCTGTATGAATAGGTTGGCATTATAGTTCCTCGCTATCTTCCGGGGTTGGTGCTGTTGCAAGAGTGCCGCATAAAGCACACTCCATATCTAAGAAGTACATATCTATATCACCAGTCTCCTCATCGAAGATAGTCTTTAAGTTCCATATATTACAACCGCAAGGACAGATGGTAGTGGCTCTACCTCTGATATCCATAGCCGATTTGTAATCAGGCTTAAGTTCTGTGATATGTTTTGGATTATTGATTAGTAATATCCCTTCTTAGTAAAGAACTCCCACGCCTTACAAGGTGTGTGATACCTATTATAGATATAAGATAATCCTCTATCTATTTGTCTAGGCGCAGGAGTCTTAGGGTCAAGCCCTAATAACTGTGGAATACCGCCAGCATTTTTGCCCATAACTTTTATTTTATTGTATGCGTTGGGTCTCCAATTGCTTTCTTTAGTCCACAATTTATTAAGGCACATCCATTGTCTATGCTTCCACTCGAACAGTTTATCTTGTGCGTATGCTTTACTATCCTCTACTGTCCACTCAACCACAGGTTGAATAGGCTTGGTTGTATCGGACACAGGGGTAGCAAATCTTATGCCAACTATTATTAGTAGGCTAAGGGTAAGCATAAACATAATTTCTTTTCTCATAATAGAGCACCTATAAAGTATAGAACTAAAAGAAATAGCAGGGTAAATACAGGTGGACTACCACTTATTGTAAGCATAAGCGCAGTCGCTATATTAAATGCTATGAACTTTAGTATCTCTACTCCTCTCTCAGATTTCCTCTGCTATAACATCTTTGCCTGCTGGCACATCAAAGTCAGAGACTTCCCACTCCTTATAGGGTGCGTCTATCGCTAACTCTATTGCTCTATCTATATCATACTCTGATACATAATAGATCAGTTCTGCTTGCGTCTTAATCTTGATCTTGTATTGCTTGATCTCCATTATATCCTCTCTCCCATAAGGCGTCTAACCTTACGAGCAAACGCTAACTTGTTCTTGTTGGTAGAGTTCTTCATAGATCTACCTACCATAAGTAATCTCTCACCTGCCATAGTGCCACCATATATACCGAAGTATAATTGTTCAGCACGCTTGCCTAACTCTAGGCAGTTGTCTTTAGCAGGGCAGTTCTCACATATAGATAGTGCCTTGATAGCCTTCTCTACTTCTAGTTTAGTTGCTTGTGAATTAGTATTAACACTACTACTAGCGTCAGTCAAATCTACTTCACCAGCAAACCATAAGTCAGGGTCGTCGTGCTTAACACATAGACCATTACTTATATCTAAGTCTTTATCGTTAGACAAGTATGTATCAATAGAAGGTAGTGCCATTAGTTATGCACCCCATACTCAAAACATACTCGACTAACTGTTGAATTTAATTCTGTTATCATTTGCTCTATCTCCTCATCTGATAGGTGTTCAAGGTCTTGCTTCCTTATGTAGGAAGTCCAAGCGTAGTGCTCTAGCATAGTGTCCTCTCTATGTTGGTGTAGGTGGGGCGAATACCCCACCCACAATTAACTAGTTTATTATGGGCGGAATACTACTGAAGTATATCCATCAAGGCGTGAGTGCTTAGCGATTAAGCCCTTCTCACCAGTCAAGTGTTGGTACTTGCCATTACCTAGCGATACCCATACAGACTTAGGCTTGAACCTACCTTGATCGGGTAGTGCCTTAAGTATTGTACCTCTTGGTTCGTAATCGTTAAGGCTATCTACTTCGAACTGAACAGTAGCAAGTTCATCTGCTAAGTCAGCAAGCGTCATAGATATGGAAGCCAAGTAGTTTTCTACTTGTGTCGTGGTCGTCATTGTATTACCTTTCATTGTTAATCGCTTGGCAATCTACCAAGCGTATGATAGTGATTACTCACTACCAATTCTAGAAGTCAAGTGGTTGCTTACTATACCACTTGGGCGTGCTGTTATCTATACTTAAATATCCATACTCTTTACCTATCACCGCTTTAGAATTAGGGTGATAGCATAGGCAGTTTAGGAAATCTACATTACAATCAAAGCAACAGGTGCATAAGTTGCAATAGTATTCGTTATCAAATACATCTATTAAAGCCAAGCAGTTGGGACACTCCATAGTAGTATCGTCCATCAGGTGGTCATCTGCCACCACTATATCGTATACACTAGGTTCATCACCATAGGTATAATTATAGGTCGAGGTGCGTGGAGTAGATATAACTGGCTTGTGTGAGTTATTACTCCACCATATACCATTATCGTCCCAAGTACCTAACCTCTCATTGATAATATAAATCTTGTATTGTGCGCTAGGATCGTTGGTCATAATTGCTACCTTACTACCACTAGCCCAAGCACTTATCATATCATATACATAGTCATCATCTAGCGCAGACACGCCACCTAATCTTGGCAGTAATTCCTCTGCCATAATTCTAGTATCGCTACGCTTATCACCCTTAGGTATATGAATATCTAACACGCCATTGTGGGCTAGGTAAGTATCGTGCTTACCTTCTACTTTAAATGGGTGGCAATTAAGTTCGTTCTTTACTCCGTGAGTAGCATACCTAGCGTGCCACATAGCATAGCCATCAGGATACTTCTCTCTAAGTTCTAAGAACCTAGCGATAGACTTCTTGGCAGACATACTACGCTCAGATATAATACCACTACCAGTATCTATTGCAAACCCAAATCCGTGTGGGTTCTTGCAAGCACCAGTAGTAAGTTCATCTTTACTTGGTGTGGAATTGGGATTACACACCACTAATAAACACATACATAACTCCTCTCTTACGCATTGACTAACTCTTTACTATCTATTGTTAACTTATCTACTCTACTCATACGAGAATAGAGTTCAGGATATAAACCATTATTGGCTTGTATCCAATCAGAGAACCACTCCCAACTTAAAGCACCCATCTTTACATCAGAGATGGTTAAGTTGCGTGTGTATTCTACTGTTGCGTGTGCTAATTGTATAGCACTAAGCACACCTTCAGGGTTCATAGTTCCTCTAAAGAACCTGAGTTCTAGGGTGTGTTCGTTCTGCGTATTTACCGCAGAATATCTTTCGGTTGTCGACCTGCTAGGGTGAGCAACCTTGTGCGCTAGTGTAAAGTATGGTCTATCGAACTCATCATACAAGTACACATCATTGAACTTAGCATAGGTAGATTTGCGCCCACCTAACTTCATCATCTTATCAGAGTTCTTGTAGATCAATGATAAGAACCTATGGGTATGCGCCCCACCCTTAAAACCTTTACGGCTTATATGGATATGCAACCCACAATTCTTGGCGTCCCAACTTCTAGCGGTATGAACCTTGCGTAGATAATCTAGGGTACTCCATAAGTTCTTATTGTTGGTGAAGTAATCAAGAGTAGCGGGGTGAGATACCATCTCGAACCCACGATACCCGCCACTACTTATACTACTATCCTCTTTAAGATATACGAAGTCGCCCATCATCTCCATAATATATTCTGAACTACCGACTAAATCATTATCTCTAATCTCCATTTCTAATTCTATGCCGAAGTGTAATTTATTGTTATCCTCTCCATAGAATACAGGGTTAGGCTTGTAAGAGTATTGGTGGACTTGCCCACCACAATCGGTGCAACCATCTCTAGTGTAATGGTCGCAACTGTCGCACCACTCAGCGTTATTCTGAGCGCAACCCTCGCACCAATAGACGCTCATATCTACAATCTCATAACTTGAATAGTTATCAGAGTAGGTATTCTCGCAATTCTCACACCAGTAGGTATAGTTATCGGCACATACTTCACAGTAAGTACCATCACCTTCTACATATCGAGAACCATCTGAGTACTCGGTATTGTCGCACCTCTCACAATAGATACGGCAATCCTCGCAGAGTAAATCTCCACTTGAAGTAGCACATAAATCCTCAGGCTTGTTCTCTGTTGAGCAACTAGCACAATCGATCAGGGCTATATCCTCAGACATAATAACTCCTTACTTTATTGGAAGTTCTAACTCGATCATTATATCATTGATCTTATTTCGTAGCAAGCCAGTAGCATTAGCCATACTCTTGAAGTCTGACCTTACATACCAACTCTCTTGAGTTCTTAAAGATTTGCGGATTAACTCCAACTCATCTTTAGTTATTTCGATTACTATGTTATCCATATTACTTGCGTTCTCTGAATAACTTGATACTTCTTAGGGTGATAGCGACTAGTGCCAATAGAATTAAGGTTCTATGTGGTAGCCATATCTCACCGAAGTAGGTGCTTAGGTAGGTAGCCACGCTATCTACTGTAAACTCCTTGATTATCTCCATCTTTACTCCATCTCCTAATCTTAATGATTAGGCTACCAAGCAGGGGGGAAATCCTGCTCGATAGTCCAAGCACTAGGATAACTTTACGAACTTGTTTAATCTCTCATAGCATTTAGAGATTGTGCCATCATAACTATTAGCACCCTCTCCATCTAACCCTTCTGTCCATAGGATTATCTTACCATATCTAATGGTAGAACCCTCACCATTTAGCGACATCAGCAACGCTGAGGCGTAATGATCTGAACAATTAGCAATCAACCGACCTGATGGGTCGTAAGCGTTCAACTTGAATTGCTTAGCCATAATCTCTCTCCTTGTTTAGTTCTAGCCTTTAATGGCTAGACCACCTAGTAGGGGGAAGGAAGTAAACCCTACTAGATAGTCCAGTAATTATAGGTAAGGTTGAGCCTTGATTTGGTTCTCTCTTACGAACTTGTCTATCCGTTCTTGTAATGCTATTGCGTGTTCATCTTGTCCACTCACTCCCCGAGTTAGTGGTATTACCTTCCGACTTGAACGCTTAGCCTTAACCTTACGCTTAGGCTTTACGATCTTACTAGTCGGGTCAATTACGATCACCGACCCATCACTCTTGGTGATGGTGATTGGTGAAGGTATTTGGCGGGTGTTCATAGTTCTATTCTTTAGCACCCCTCTAGGTGCGGTCATTATTGAACTCATCTGATCTCCTTCAAATATCGGACACCTTGCCCGATAAGCGGATAAGCGGGGAGTTGAACCCCGCCTACCCGAACCCCCAACTTATCCGACTTACAAGGTCGAACTCGCAGGGGGTTAATTTATTTTATCGAGTGATTAGCGAGTATCTAGTAGGTTCAAGGTTCTATCTGATAGGGTTAGACAACTAACCCAAGAGCAGAATTACAAGAACCCCGAAGGGTTCGAACTCTCTCGGTGAAGGGCTGCGTTCTAATCTAGTTTTGCTAGGTTCTTAACAAGTTGCCTTGTCGAACTTTATCTAGATCGGAGATCCGTTCCAACCGATAAGAGAACAATAATCGAAGGGCTACCGAATATCAAGCCCAAACAAGGGTTTTTTGAAAGTTTTTTTGTGAGGCTCATCACACCTTAAGTGAACAATAGGTGAACAATTTAGGGTGATCGGCGTGTCGAGTTGCGGATTTTAAGGAAGTGTGCATAGGCATAATCCGAACA